CCGTATGCAGTTGTCAAGGTTCAAGTACCAGGTAGGCAGCTACACGGTCGATACCGTCGTGCTTCACCTACTTGCAGTAAGAGTAGCAGCTGAGAGCAAGCACCCGCAAATGTTTCCAGCACAGACAACCCCCCAGCCAACCCCACCCCCCCAGCACCCCCAGCGACCCACCCCCCAGAGCCACCCCAGAGCAGCACCAGAGCAGACAGAGCAGACCGTGAGTCCTCGCCACGTCCGGTAGGCCACGTCGCCGGAGCGACCGTCCGGAGCGACCGTGAGCGACCGTCAGAAACTGACGCTGTTTGTTGCCAGCACTGGCATCGCGACCGTTGCCAGCGCAGGCGACGCGGAGCGTTGCCAGCGCAGGCAAGAGCCCTGTTGCCAGGAGTGGCGACGCGGAGCGTTGCCTCGACTGGCGACTAGTTGTCGGCTCTGGCGACAGATCACGTTGCCAGCGACGAAAACGCGCGCGGTCTACCCGTCAGACGTTTTTTGCTGTGGCGCGGTATCGTTTCTCTTGATGTAGAATCGTGGGACTGAGTTCCGTTACCACGTAAAAGGAGGTTCGTTACTTTGGCTCTATCAAACGCAGAGCGGCAGGCGGCTTTCAAGGCGAAGCAGAAGGCTGAGCGGGAGAGGTATGCGGAGGCTGATCGGGTGGGGAGGGTGTTGGCGAACGATGAGGCTGCGAAGATTGCGGCGTATCGGGCGCAGCATGGTCGTGAGCCGGAGTCTGCGCAGGAGTTGGCTGCGCGGGTTGCGCGGGCGCAGGCGCATTGGCGGTGGCGGCTGGATAATGGGTTGCCGGTTTCGGTGTGGTCGTGATGGCGTTTCGCGATGAGGTTGCGTCTGCGCGTCGGAGGGCTGATGAGGTGCGGGCGATTTTGGAGGGGTTGCAGGCTCCTGCGGCGTTGTGTGTGGTGGCTGTGTGTTTGGAGTTGCGTGCGTTGGGGTTGGCGTTGGAGCCGCACTCGTGACTGTCATGGTGGATTGTTTTTTCTGTGGTGGTCAGGTGGTTGAGGGTCGGGCGTTTCGGCGGGTGACTGGTTGGGAGCGGTTGCGGGGTCAGGGTGGGGCGAATCAGATTGTGTTGCGGGAGGTTGTGGAGGGGAAGTTCGCGTGTGTGTTTTGTGTCGATAAGCTGCGTCGTGGTGTGCCGGTTGCTCAGCGCGGGTTGTTCTGATGCCGTCTCCTGAAAGGTTTGAGGGCAAGCAGGCGTTGTTTTTGCGCCGCCCGATCGCTCACAGGTCGAAGACTTATATTAATGTGCGTTGTACTGAGGTTGAGAAGCGTTTGTGGTTTGAGGCTGCTGGCGGCTATTCGCTGTCGGAGCTGGTGCGGAACCTTTTGAATGAGCACATCGGGTACACGCCTCCTGCGATCCGTCAGCGTCAGGTGTTGGGGAGGCCGCCGAAGCGGGCGTCGGTTTCTGCTGGCTCCCATTGCGGTTACAGTGGTTTGCCGAAGGCTGATTGTTTGTGCGATCTGTGTGTGAAAGGACGGGCATGAGCGACGTTTCTTTGCGCGACCAGGCGGTGGCCGAACTGAAATTAACCACTGTTGGCTACAAGAACTCTAAGTGGACGGTTCCTCCGGCAGGGACGCATTGGGCGAACGCTTTGGCGTTGCTCGCCCAGATCGGTAACACTCCTCCCCCGCCTTCCGGCGTTGTTGTCTACTACAACAACTCTGGTGCGTCGGCGTGGCCTGCAATCCAGGCGGTCGGCGGGAACACCCTGATCTGCGGGGCCGACGACATACCGTCAATGGACGCGCTGAAGGCGTCGGGTGGCAAGGCGTGGGCGACGTTGGGCTACTGGAACGACTCTGCCGGGGCGTTCTCCCGGACCGACCAGGATGTGCTCGCGGCGGCGAAACAGGCTGTTGCCAGCTATCCGGGCGTGATTACCGGCTGGTATGTGGCCGACGAGCCGTCCATGTCGCACAGCAACGCCCCCGCGCTGGTGGCGGCACGCGGTGCGCTCCTCCAATCTGTCCTTAACGTTCCGACGATCATCGCGATGTGGGACACCAGCATCTTCTCCAACTTCAAGGCGACCTGCACGGCGTTCGCGATCGACGGCTACCCGAACCGTGACAACTGGAACATGAACGACATAACCAGTCGGGCGACAGCGGCCGACAACATGGGCATCCACTACTACGGTGTTTTGGGTGCGTTCACCGACGGCGGCGTCTACCAGCTCCCCAACCCCTCCCAGTTAACCGAGATGGCGAACACCTGGAAGGCGACGAAGCAGCTCGGCCAGGCCGTCTACCTGTGGGGGCCTGGGGGCGGACCAACGTCCGGCGAGCTGCAGAACCATCCTGAGCTGCTGGCCGTCCTGAAGGCGGAATACGCATGATCGGGGCCGGAATCTACATCGGCGGCGGCGTTCTCGTGCTGGTCGTGCTGGTCGTGCTGCTGTTCCTGCTCTTCGGACGCCGTGGCTAAAGACCGCACCATCGTTTTCCAGGGCGCGACGCTGTACCCGAAACAGCGGGACGCGATCTACGACCCTGCCCGCATCAGCTGCATCGAGTCCTCGACCAAAGCCGGGAAAACGGTCGGGGCGTTGGCCTGGATCATCGAGCAGGGGCTGAGGGGCGAACCCGGCCAGAACTACTGGTGGGTCGCCCCCGTCTACACCCAAACCGAGATCGCCTTCCGCCGCTGCTGGAACATGCTTGAACCACTTAAAGCAATGTGTAAGCGGAACCAGTCGGCGTTCTTCATTCTGCTGCCCAACCAAACCCGGATCATGTTCAAGTCCGGCGAGCGCCCAGACGACCTCTACGGCGAAGACGTGTACGCCTGCGTCATGGACGAAGCGTCCCGGATGAGAGAGGAGTCATGGCATGCAATCCGATCCACTCTTACCGCAACCCGAGGGCCTGTACGAATTATTGGAAACGTTCGTGGACGAAAAAACTGGTTCTACCGGCTCTCGCGTCTTGCGGAGTCGGGTGTCGATGGAATGGCCTTCCACCGAATCACCGCATGGGACGCTGTTGAAGCTGGAGTTTTGGCTCGCGAAGAAATCGACTCCGCCAAACGAGACTTCATCCGGCTAGGCCAAGAGGACGTTTTCCGCCAGCTGTACATGGCTGAGGCATTGGACGACGCCTCCAACCCGTTCGGCCTGCGAGCGATCGAAGCCTGCTGCGCCGGAATCGAGTTCTTCTCGCCCGACTCACCGATCGCAGCCGGAGTAGACCTCGCCGGACGCGGGGCGGTTAATGTCGTGAAGACCGGCGATGCGGAATCCCGTGACTGGACGGCCGTCTGCCTGTTCGACCGCAACGGCCACGCCACCTATTTGGACCGCTTCCGCAAACCCCACCGGGAAACCACCCTGGAGATCGTCCGCAGAGTCGGGCGGGTGATGGCCTACGTGGACTCGACCGGCACCGGCGACGCAATCGTCGAAGACCTGCAACGCCGAGGCGACATGCGCGTCCTCGGCTACACCTTCACCGACCGCTCCCGGCAAGACCTGCTGGAAGGGCTGGCGTTGGCGCTGCAAGAGGAAAAGATCCACTGGCCCGACTTCTCCACCAGCGACGGCAAAGGCAGCCTCCGCGACGAGCTTGAATCGTTTGAGTACAGCTACACGCCACGCGGTGTCCGTTACACCGTCCCCGACGGGATGACCGACGACCTGGCAATGGCCGCAGCCCTCGCGGTCAAACGGATGCCCTGGAAGCGCCTGACCGTCAGCCAGCCGATGAACCTGCCCCTGCACGGATCCCGCTGGGACGGCACCGGAGACACCGAAGCGTGGCGCAAATACCAGTCCGCCAAACCAGGAACGATGCAGGTTGAGGAGATCAGCGAACTCGCGCTGCCCGTCCTGACCGCAGGCCAGGGCGGATCGAAATGGACTGAAGCAGGTTGAAAGTGCCCCCCGGTTCCTGTTGAATCGGGGTATGGAGAACCAAATCACAATTAAGACGGACGGCACCGCTGCGGGCACCCAGGTGTACGCCAGCAACGGGGTCGCCCTCACCGACGTGCAGAAGCTCGACCTGAAGATCGAGGCGGGCAAACCCACTGTCTGCACCATGACCGTGCTGGAGATCAGCGGCGAGCTGCAAGCCGAAGTGACCGCGATCGAGAAGAAGATCGTGCCGCCGCTCCGCCTGGAAGAATCGATCCAGCTGCGCATCTCGCCCCCCCAGCGACACCTGGGCCGGATGCGCTCCCGCTACATCCTGACCAAGTTCACCCCACTCCCCACCTGGGGGACAAGCACCCAGCTGCTCGGCAAAGGCTGGATGGCCCCGATCGGCCCGCTCACAATCGAAAGGATGGTGAAGTGAGAGTTGAACTAGATTGGCCAGAGGCGGCAATAGCCGCCCAGGTCGGTATGAGACGGCAAATCGAGGCGTTGAGGCAGCATCGTCCCGATCGCCACGGCTTCGACGGCGAAGACGGTTGGACTATTCACATCGAGGGTGCGGCTGGAGAGATGGCCGTAGCCAAGCTCCGCAATCGCTACTGGAACGGTTCTGTCAATACCTTCAAAACTGGAGGTGATGTCGGGGCTGTTCAAGTCAGGACAAGGAGCAAAGCTCATTACGATTTGATCGTCAGAGACGATGATCGCAATGACGACGCCTTCTTCCTCGTCATAGGTCGCATCCCTGTGTTTGATGTTGTGGGCTGGATTAAAGGCAGGGACGCCAAGAGACCAGAATGGCTTCAAACCTACGGGGAAAGACCACCAGCCTACTTCGTCCCCCAATCGGCGCTGACGCTATGAGGCTGGTCTGCTGCTACGTCGAGGATCAGATCAAAGACGACACGATCCTGGCGATCGAACAGCATTGGGGTGACGCAGATTTCCATGTACTCAGTACAAGCGATCCGGTCGGATACGTGAAAACAATCCACGAGTATTGGAAAGAAGCAATCGGCATCTTCATCGTTGAACCAGACATAGTAATTCGACCAGATGTGGTAGATGCCGTTTTATATTGTGATTGTGATTATGGTTGCTTTCCCTACGAGTGGCTGACGAACGTCGGGCCAGCGTTGGGATGCACCTGGTTCCGCTCCGCGTTCATGCGGAAATACCCGAAAGCAATCGAGGAGGTATTGAACAGCCGAATCTCATGGAGGCAATTCGATGTGTTTCTGATGCGTCACCTTTTGGCACGACAATACGGCGAACAACCGCACGTCCATCTACCGCCAGTGGAGCATCTGAACGAACATAAACACCTGCTGCCAAACGCAGACCCGACTCCAATGATGGAGGTTCCAAGTGACATCGGCAATTTGTACTGAGTGCAAGCAAGAAAAGCCCATTTCTGCCTTCACCAGAGACACGAACTCCGGTGGCGGCTATCGCGGAGAGTGTCGCAACTGTCGTGCCAACCGCAGACGGATCAGATACGCCCTCAACAGGGGATTCCGGTTCGCTCACGTCGGCCGGGTTGAAAGGGTCTCATGGCTGAGCCGCTAGCGATCACCGTCATCGTCCCCACCATCGGCCGTCCGACGTTAGAGCGCTGCCTGCGCTCCTTCCTGCCCGACCTGAGCGGAAACGACGAAGTGGTCGTGATGGTGGACGGCGACCTGCCACACGTCGAGTTCCTCTGCCAGGAGCTGGCCCGCGAGTTCCCGCTCCCCGTCTGGACCTACGCCTGGGAGACCGAACAGGGCAACTGGGGCCACCCGCTGCGCAACATGGCGCTCGACCGTTTCGTGGACACCTCGCACGTCTGGACGATCGACGACGACGACGTGGCAGCACCCGGAGCGATCAAAACACTAAGGAAGTACATCCAGCACGACTTCGTGATTTTCAAGATGGAGTTCGGGCCGGGAAGCCACGCCGACGGCATCACCTGCTGGCGATACAAAACGATCATGCATGGCGACGTGGGCACCCCGATGATCTTCGCCCGCAAGTCCGACTCCCGCTTCGGCCTGCACTACTCCGGCGATCTTGACTACGCGAAGGGGCTGAAGGCAATCTACGGCGAACCGACCTGGGCACCAGAGGTAATCGCCCACATCCGACCGGAGGAAACCGATGCTGCACTTTAAATGGATCTTCACCCTGACCGACGCGGCCGGGGGCGGCACCATCACCGCCGACCACCGGGACGTGAAGAAGACGCTCGACAAACGCCCGCCGTTCTCCCAGCCCCAGCTGGTCTACGAGGTGTTGGACGGGCGGGTGTGGCGCAAGCTGTGGCCGGAAGACATCCAGCGGGTCGAGCAGGAAACGGTGTGAATGCACTGGTTGAACCACCAATACTGGTTCAACGAAGGTGCCAACTACTGGCAGTGGATCACGTCGTTCATCGCGATTGGTGGCTGGTCAACTGTGCTCTGGCATCTCTGGCATAACCGCTGCTTCTACTGCTACATCCGCCAGGGCCAGGTCCCGATCGAGGGGACTGTGCATAAGGCCTGCAAAAAGCATGCGACCGAGAATGGACATATGCATTGAGAGCGATCATCTTCAGCAAGGACAGGCCAGCCCAGCTCGACCTGCTGCTTAATTCGATACTGAAGAACTTCAATGGTTTGTTCGCCAGCGTTGTTGTGCTCTACAAGGCGACCGCCTCGGAGTTCGACCAGGGCTACGACCTGATCTTTGAGCTGCACCAGCAGACGCTGATGATCCCCCAGCAGGGTTTCTTCAACGACACCAAGCAGATCCTGGACAGCCACTGGTCGCATGTCGCGTTCCTGACCGACGACGACCTGTTCTACCGGCCGTTCCGTTACGTCCCCTACCCGCAGGAGGCCCTCGATGCCGACCCTGATCTGCTGACCGTTTCGCTCAGGTTGGGCGGCAACACCACCTACTGCTACCCGATGCGCTGCGAGCAGATGACGCCCTCCGGGACGGAAGTCAGCGGCGACATGCTCAAGTACATCTGGCGGAGCGGCCAGTGGGACTTCGGCTACCCGGCGTCCCTGGACGGGAACGTGTGGCGGCGCGACGATCTGCAGGAGCTGCTTTGGGGCAAGGAGTTCTCCAACCCGAACGAGCTGGAAGACGTGCTTGTGAAAGCAACGAAGAGCGCACGTCAGAAACTGACGGGCATCTACCAGGAGAGCTGTCTGGTCAACATTCCTGCGAACATCGTGAACACCACCCATCGCAACCGTCACGGCGAGACGTACCCGTTCGCGGCCTACGATCTGAACCGTGAGTTCCTGAACGGGAAGCGGCTGTCGTTGGGCGGGATGGATCTGAGCAACATCGACGCTGCCCATTGTGAGCGGCAGCTTGTCTTCAACTACTGAAAGGCACTCATGGAACAAGATGAGATTAAGACGTGGTGGGATGCGTTCGCGCAGGCCGGTGGGCTTGATCAGCTAGAAACCTGGCTTGGTGGACCGGACGCACCCTCCCGGCTCCGCATCCGGCAGCGGATCGCTGAGTGCGAATACAAGACCGTGACCGACTGCGGGGCCGGGTTGGGCATCGACTGGATCGGCATGCAGAACATCAGCTACCCGGTTGACTACATCGGGGTCGAGCCGTCGAAGGCCCTCAGAGATGCGTCAGACAAGATCGCCCACACCTACGGCAAAGGCAAGATGCCTTTGGTCGAGGGGACGATCGAGAAGCTGCCGTTCCAGGACTCAAGCCGCGACCTGGTGTATGCCCGCCACATTCTGGAGCATCTGCCGAAGATCCAACCTGCCCTGAACGAAATGATCCGGGTGGCCCGCTTTGAGGCGGTGGTGGTGTTCTTCATGCGCCCAGGCAAGGAGACCTACCTGACCAGGGAGATCGACGGGCTGTGGCAGAACTGGTGGTCGAAGTCTGAGATCGAACGTGTGCTTGAGCTGAACGACAAGGTTGAGGTGTGGTTCTGGGAGACGCTGCACAACGAGGTTCTGCTCCATATCTACGTGAAGGGTTCCACAGTTGTTGATCTGTCCCGTGTGGGAAACCGTCTGCTGGACACGATCACCGAGGAGCCAGCTCCCGAGCCGGAGCCTGTCGATGCGGCAGCCGAGGCGGAGACGATGGTGGACTGGCCGTCTGTTTCAAACGTGGCTCCGCATGAGGCCGAGGCTTTGCGCAGGGCGGGCAGGCTGTGATCGAGAAGCTCGTCGTTTGGGGCGGGCACAAGGATCTGTCGTCGCACCGGCACATCCATCGCCACTACCACGAGACAGCCCGGAAGATGGGGATTCAGTCGGTGTGGGTGAACGACATCGAGGCCCGAAACGATTTACTGGGACCCGGCGTTACCTGCATCGCGATCGACATCGACAGCGAATACCTCGACTACGTTGAGGGCACCCGCTATGTGCTGCACAACTTCGACGCCTCCCACGTCGTCTGTCAGCACGCCCCACCGGAGGACATCCTCCGTATGCAGGTCTGGACGGACGCGGCGACCGGCGAGAAATGGGATGAGTGCCGCTCGTTCGACAAGGACGGCCGGATCGTTTTCTTCCCCTGGGGGACGAACCTGCTGGCCGAGGAGTTCATGGAGCCGGTCTTCAACACCACCAGCAACGAGGCTGTTTTCGTCGGGGCGATCTGGTCTGAGCGTTCCTCGATGGGCGAGCTGGGCAACGAAATGGTGATCTCCGAGCTGCGCAACCGGCTGGAGGGGCTGGGCTTCAAGTTCGTTCACTACACCCACATCTCCGACGAGGACAACGTGCGGCTGATCCGGCAGGCGAGGCTGGCCCCGGCGATCGCTGGCGGCTGGCAGGTCGGGCATGGCTACCTGCCCTGCCGTTGCTTCAAGAACGCCTCCTACGGCCAGCTGATGTTCACGAACGTGCATGCGGTGAACAAACTGTTCAGCGGTGCGACGGTGGCTGGCAACGGCACGAAGGAGCTGCTGGAGAACGTGCTGAAGCTGCGGCAGAAGGACTTTTCCGAGCTGGTGCGTGAGCAGCAGAAGATCGCAGCCCGTTACACGTACCGGCAGAACCTGGAAAACATCGACCGTGCGTTTCAGGAGCTGCGATGAAAACCACATTGGTCACCGTTGTGACCGGGGAGATTTACGAGAAGTTCGCTGATGATCTGTTCGACTCAGCCGAGCAGTTCTTCCACCCCACCGACGAGGTGGAACTCCTGATGCTGTCAGGGACACCTGGTTGGCCGGAGGCAACAATGCTGCGTTGGCATCATCTGTTTCTCGGCTTCCCAGAGTCTGACTACGTGTTCATGTCTGACGCCGACATGCTGTTCGTCGCAGATGTGTGGGACGAGATCCTGCCCAACGACGGGATCACCGCAACTCAGCATCCCGGCTACGTCGGAGAGGTAAAGGAGCGACTCCCCTACGAGCGACGCCCGGAATCATTCAGCTATGTCGCGCCACATCGTGGCGGCACCTACTACTGCGGAGGTTTCGTCGGTGGAACAGCAGAGGCGATGTTCGACCTGGCCGAGATCGTCTCTGACAAGATCAACCTTGACCGGGCCTCCGGAGTGACTCCGGTCTGGCACGACGAAAGTGCTCTCAACCACACTTTGCTGCTGGTCAAGCCCGAAGTAGTTCTCACCCCGTCCTACTGTTATCCAGATAACGACTCGTACTACAAGACGTTCTGGCCGGTCGAGTACAAGCGGAAGCTGGTCGCCCTGGACAAGACGGCTGAACAGCGGGTGGGGCGGTGAGCCTTGCCGACGATTACTGGCAGATGCGTTTCTCCGACCCGGACGGGATCAAGCATCACTCGGAGCAGAACTACCGCATTTCCAGGGATTTCCTCATTGCCGCCCGCGAGCATAGTCTGATTAACCAGGCGCTGTCTGGGCCGACGATCATCGAGATCGGCTGCGGCACCGGTGAGCTGTCCGACCTGATCAACACCTACTACAAGCCGACCGTCCTTTACCCCACGGATTTCTCCAGGGCTGCGGTGAAAGAAGCAACCCGGCTGCACCCGCTCTGCTTCTACCGCAAGTTCGACATTCTCAACGACAGCCTGACGACCAGGTTCGACCTGGCGATCAGCTCAAATGTGTTGGAACACTTCAAGGACTACCGGGTGATGTTGGACAAGATGTTCGACCTGGCCCCGAGGGTGCTGCTGATCGTCCCTTACCGGCAGCGCAGCCTGGACGCCTACGACATGGAGGGTGGGGCCGGTCACGCCGTCTCGTTCACGCGGGGCAGCTTCAGCGACTACCAGCTGCTCGGGTCGCTCACGTTCCAGACGAACGGCTGGACGCACTCCGGTGGGGGCGAGAAGCCGCTGCAGCTGGCCGTGCTGCTGGAGCAGAAATGATCGTTGGAGAGATCCCTGCCCTAAGCGCATTCTTTTTCGGCCTGGCGCTCGGCCTAGCCCTCGGCATGATGCTTTACCGATTGGGTCGATGACGTGATCACTGTTTTCATCGGCACCTTCAACCGGGTCGGCACGTTGATGAAGACGATTAACTCGTACAAGGCGCAGTCGGAGCCGTATGAGCTGGTGATCGTGGACAACGGCACCGACCATCCTGGCTGCCTCGCCTTGCTGCACATGCTCGATGGCAAGCACGTCAAGAAGGTCTACCACCTGCCTGCCTGCAGTTCGATGGATGAGATCACCGGAAACTTCAACACGGCGATCGAAGACCAGTACCACAAGGACGGCGGTGACTGGTTTGCCGTGTCAGAAGCTGACGTGTCTTTCCAGGGCAGCGACCCGCTGTCGCTGAGCATCTACTGCGACCTGTCCAGCCTCCTCCACACCGCTGTCGGGCCGCACCTGCGGACGAACGACATTCCCGCCTACTACCCGCTCCGCTCCCGCGTGTTGGCCTGCGAGACCTGGATGCAGTACAAGCGGGACATGGAGCAAATCGGCCGTGTTCACTACAACAAATGCCAAACCGACACGACCTTCCATCTCTTTTCACGCCGTCGGTCGTTCGACCGTCTGAAGATGAACCCTGTCCGTGTCGGTCCCCCCTATGACGCGAAGCACTGCGACTGGTATCTCGACGTTTACAACCCGACTGTGGAGAACCGGCTGCTGATCCCGAACAAGAGTCAGCTTGGCTCCTGGGGGAAGTCATGGGTCCGGGACTTCTGGGAGGACTTCCAGGTCAGCCCGGAGCATGCGTTCAACAACCTGTGCATGGCTAAGAGGAACGACCACGACGATCTCTGCAACGTCTCGTTCATGCTGTCCTGGTGTTTCCAGTACGGGATCGGCACCGAGCGCGACCTTGAACTTTCCAAGACGCTGCTGCATGCTGCGATCCCGAAAAGGTTCGACCGCTACTGGGATTTGGAGGACGACTGGATGAAAATGGTCTACGAGAATGACTTCTCAGCGCTGGGCTTCTGAGACCGTCGATGCCTACGTGGTCGGCTTCGGCCGTCCCGATCTGCTCTGGGAGCAGAAGAGGCTGATCGACAAGTTCTGCCCGGAGATCCGGGGGATCTGCGTGATCGACAACACCCAGATCCATCCGAAGGGGATGGAGAACACCTGTCTGCAGCTGGGTGTCGGCTACATGCGCACCCCCGGCGGCTCGTCTTTGCACAACGACGCACTGAACCACGCCGCGAGGTTGGCACGCGAAAGTGATGCCCGTTACTGGATCACCTTAGACCATGACGTGTTCCCGCGCCGCCCGGTGACGCTGATCGACAAGATCGGCTCTGCCGGGTTCTACGGGATCGGGCAGACGCACCCGCCGTCGCAGAAGAAGTATCTGTGGCCTGGGTTTGCCGCTTTCGACCAGCGTTGGCTGGGTGAGCGGATCCCGAACTTCAACGGGATCAGGGGTGAGCGGAAACGCGACGACGGAGACTGCGGCTCGATGCTGCACAGTTTGTTCACCGACGACGATTGGGCACGGGCCTTCCGGCCGGAGCATGGCTACGGGGTGATCCGCCCGGAGGACGGCTACGGGCTGCAGTCGCACGGCTACGAGTTCTTCGACGGCTGGCTGCACTTCACGAACGCCTCCAACTGGATGGACGTTCCGAAGCCGCTGGACAGGGACAAAATGCTGCGCGACATGATCAAACAGCTATGAGCATCGCATCGGCTCTCGGAATGAGGGAGACTTACCAGGTGATCTTGGAACGCGACGCTTTGCAGCCGGAGGGAGTCACGATCGTGATTCCCTGCTACGAGCAGTCTCATTTCCTGGCGGAGGCGTTGCTGTCCTGCACACAGCAGACGGTGCAGCCGGTCGAGATCATCGTGGTCGATGACGGCTCAACGCCGCTGCATGCCGCGAAGACTGAGGAGCATTGCTCCAACTACCACGCCCGCTATGTGCGGGTGACGAACCGTGGCCTGCCGTCAGCCAGAAACACCGGGCTGATGCTCACCCGGAGCGACGCCTTCCTGCCGCTCGACGCCGACGACTGGATCGACCCCTGCTACATCGAGAAGATGTATCCGCTGCTCAGGGACGCCGACGTTGTTGTCCCTGGCCTCCAGGAGCACGGCCCGACCAGGAATGGCACATACATGCCAGGATACGACCGGCCGCTCGATCAGGTCACCGTCGATGTGATGTGGGACTTCAACCGCACCTACTACTGCTCCCTGTTCCGTACCGAGTTGCTCAAGTCGGTTGGCGGCTACAACGGCCGCATGACCGACGGCTTTGAGGATTACGACTTGGCTATCGACCTGATGAGCAGGGGTGCCAGGTACAAGGGTTTGGATGAGGTGTTGTTCCATTACCGCACCCGGCCGGACGGGATGCTGACGGACGCGATGGGCAAGCAGCATCTGATCAAGGCCGAAATGCGACGCCACCACCAAATGTAATCTCCGCCGTGTGGCGCGGCTTATCGAGGTTCGCTATCACGCGATCGAGCAATTCCGCGCTCGTTTCCCGTCGAAAATACCCAGGGAGCAGCTGCGTCAGTTAATTGCTCATGAGGTTGCTGAGGCGTTGGACTCGCACCGATACTCGACGAAGGAACCGAAGTGGTCTCGCGGGCGCAGGGTTCGCGGGAAACGCAACAACAACGAGATCGATCGGACGTTGCGGTTCTGCTGGACAGAGGATCAGGTGCGTGTCTATTTGATCGACAAGCGCGGCAATTCTGTCCGTGTGATTACCTCAATCCGTCCGAGCGGCGATACTACCGACGCAGATGCTGAACGAGATTGAGAAAGAGGACTATCGCTGGGGCGGCGACTTCGGCCCTCGCGAGATCGTTTCACTAGGAAAGGCTGCCACCCCGCAGGCGAAGTATTGGCTCGGCGGCGGCGCTGACATTTTTGAGGAGTACGGCCGCTCCGGTCTGCGTCACTGGGGCGGCTTCGTCTTTGAGGAATGGCTTAACCAGCTGCAGCAGGGCCGACAGGCGGCGCAGGTGTTCCGCGAAATGTCGGATCAGGACCCGATCATCGGCGCGATCGTCTACGCGATCCAGTCTTTGATGCGCCGGGTTTCCTGGTGGTTTGAGGAGAAGGACAGCCGTGGTGCCGTCTGGATGCAGGGTGTGCTGGACGACATGCAGTTCTCCTGGGAGGACACGTTGGGAGAGATCCTCTCGTTCCTGGTTTACGGGTACGGCTACCACGAGATGTGTTTCAAGATCCGGTCGGGCTACAGCAGCTCGCCGTCGCTGTCGTCGATGTTCAACGACGGCCAGATCGGGATTGCGAAGATTCCGTTGCGCGCCCAGGACTCGCTGTGGAAGTGGGTCTTTGACGATGTGGGCGACATCATGGGGATGATCCAGAATCCGCCTCCGGACTACCTGTTGCGCTTCATCCCACGGGAGAAGGCGTTGCATTTCCGCACCAGCATTTTCAAGGACAACCCGGAAGGGCGGAGCATCCTCCGCAACGCCTACCGCTCCTGGTGGTTCGTGAAGAACATCCAGCAGATCGAGGCGATCGGTGTTGAGCGCGACCTGGCCGGTCTGCCGGTGCTGACCCCGCCCGAGGGTGTGGACATTTGGGATGCTGCAGACCCGACGATGGCGCAGATGTTTCAGCAGGCGAAGATCACGGTGTCGTCGGTCCGTCGGGACGAGCAGGAGGGTGTGGTGCTGCCGTTCGGCTGGACGCTGGAGCTGCTCTCGTCGGGCGGCTCGCGCCAGTTCCACACGACGGAGATCATCTCCCGTTACGAGACGCGGATCGCAACTTCGGTGCTGGCCGACCTGGTGATGATGGGCCAGGACAAGGTTGGCTCGTATGCGCTGTCGGTGACGAAGAAGGATATGTTCTCGGCGTCGCTGGGCGGCTACCTCGACATTATCTCGTCGGTGATCAACACCCAGATGATCCCGACGCTGTGGCAGCTGAACGGCTTCAAGGATCCGATGCCGAAGCTGTGCCACGGCTCCGTCGAGACAATCGACCTCGATACGTTGGGTAACTACATCAATAGAATTGCGAAGGTTGGCGCTCCGATCGACTGGTCTACGGCGCTGCCTTGGATGAACGACCAGGCCGGTATCCCGGCTGCATCTCCCGGCTGGGACTTCACCGCGAAGCCGATGACGGGCGGCGGTGGCTTCGGGGCGGACGACTCTGCGCCGTCTGGTTCTGGCGGCGAGAACGGAAAGTCGTGATCCCGCTCGACCGGGTGCGGCCACGGCCGGTCATCGACGGCCAACTGATTGAACTGTTCAAAGGTCAGGCGAAGCCCGCCACTTTGAACCTGCGTGTTCACGGGATGCATCACGCGCCGCAGGGACAGCTGATCTACCGGATGGAAACCCGTGACGGCCACTATGTCGGCAAGACGAACCCGACGAAGCATCGGGCGAAGAAGGGCGACATCCTCACGATCGCCGCGAACGACTTCGCCACCGACGGTTCCGGCGACCTGGCCTGGCTGAACCCGAACGTGGTGTCGCATTACACCGACACCGCCCATTCCTGGAAGGAGCTGCAGGCTTTGGCTGGTGGCGCTGTCGTGAAAGACACCGCCCCTGGGCCTGCTGGCGACCTTCCTTCCGCCGCTGGTGATTCTGGTGCTGGTGATCTGCTGCCGAGCGAGCAGACGTTGGAGTCGATGGGTGCTGCCGCGAGCGGCGGCGATCTTCCTGTCGGACCGACGTTGAGTTCAGTCCACGTCAACCGACCTTTAAAGGACATTTCAGTTGGCTATATGGGCCGCACAAAGAAACTGCGCGTCAGCAAGGCCGACCAGGTTAAGCAGCTCGTATACGGGGTCGTGCTTGAACCGAACACGCTCGACTCCCAGGACGACTACATGCTGCCAAATCAAGTGGAAAAAGCTGCGCACAACTATTTGAAGAAGGCTGTCCGTGGCAAGTCGTCGGTGTCGAAGCTGCAGCATCGCAAGCCTGGTTTCTTCAAGAACAAGCCGTCGGTGGTGCCGGTCGAGTCGTTCATCGCCCCGGTGGACTTCACCTATGACGGCAAGGAGATGATCAAGAAGGGCACCTGGGTTTTGGTGTTGCATGTCGAGGACAAGCAAATCTGGAGTGACGTGATGGCGGGCAAATACACCGGCCTGTCGATCGGCGGCTCCGGCATCCGTCAGTCCTACAACGTTCCTGTCCCTTCCGACTTCATGGGTCATTTGGAGCCGGAGGATTGGGCTGCCTCGATCAACTCGCAATTCAACGTTCCTGGTTCTGGCGGGTAGGGCTTAAGAACGTTCTTTCTTCGGCTGTCGATAGATAGCCCGAATGAAGCTACTTACTGACGTTGATGGGGACGAGGTTTCTCTCGTTGAGCGCGCCGCGAACCGGCGTCGCTTTTTGCTGCTGAAGGGAGAGCGAGGAAAATTGGATACTGAGCTTTCGGACATTCTGGAAATCCCGTGGGAGCGCGAAGGGTCCCTCCTGGATGCGATCCGCAAAGACGGGGTGAACGACGAGACTGTCGAGAAGGCTGTCGTGGCCGCTGTCCGTTTGCTGAAGGGCGTCGAGATTGAGTTTTCCCCGGAGCTGGTCGAGAAGCTCGGCACAGAGCTGTACGGCCGGGTTAACCCGACGTTGAACACGACGAGTGTTTCCGGGCTTGGTCTGCTCTCCGGTTCAGCGGGCGGTGCGGCGATGGACGGTTCCGGCAGCGGAGCGGACAAGGATGGATCAGGAACTGACGGTGAGCTGATCGGCACAGGCGACGCTGGCGAGAAGGTCGCCGCCGACCATCCCGAGGGTTGCGACTGTGCTGCATGCATGGACGCGACGAAGGCTGACGGTAACGACAGCGAGGATGACGCCGACGCCGACGACGTGCAGAAGCGTGACTTCTCCGCCGACGCACGTCGCTCCGCCGCGAACAGCGGTCAGGCGTTGCCGGACGGCTCGTTCCCGATCAAAAACACTTCGGACCTGAAGAACGCGATTCAGGCCGTAGGGCGTGCGAAGGATCCCGGCCGTGCCAAGGCTTGGATCATTCGCAGGGCAAAGGCTCTGAATGCGACGGGCAGCCTGCCTGATTCCTGGGCGGTCTCCAAGTCGGACGACGAGCTGGATGTAAACGACGACCAAGAAGGGGGCACAGTGGAGTTCCAGGTGCCGGTAAAGAAGGAAGACGGGGGCTGGGACTACTCAGGAGTCCCCGAGGAGGCCCGTTCGTTCTTCTCGGAGCAAATCGAGAAGGCCGACAAGATGGAGAAGGAACTCGCGGAGGCTCGCGAGCGTCTGCAGAAGGCGGACGACACGATGAAGCATCGCGAGGCTCTCGCGAAGGCCGCGTCGCTGTCGCACGTCGCTCCCGCCGATGACCTCGCTCCGATCCTGAAAGAGGCTGGCGAGAAGCTCGACCCGGAGTCTGTTGAGAAGCTGATGGCGCTCCTCGACAACGCCGAGACGCGGATCGCGAAGGGTGACCTCTTCACGGAGCACGGCAGCCGCGCCATGTCCGATGGCACGGATCGCTCGGACGCCTACTCGCAGCTGGTTGCGAAGGCCGACGAGATGGTGGAGAAGTCGGACAAGCCACTGTCCAAGGATCAGGCGTTTGATCGTGCACTTCGGGCGAACCCGGAGCTGTACAGCAAGTACCTGGCTGAGACTGGGATTGGGAGGACTCCGTAATGGCTGGTCCTGCTTACGGAACCAACACCGGCCAGGACTTCACTCTCCTGGCTAACACCGATCAGACGGGCAACCAGTTCAAGTTCGTCCAGCTGGCCTCCACGGGCTACCTGGTAACGGTCTCGACTGCGGGGCAGCGGGCGATCGGTGTCATGCAGGACGCTCCGGTCGGCAGCTCGTCTGCCCCGGTTGCTTCCCAGGTTCGGATGCTCGGCCCGACGAAGATCCAGGCTGGCGGCACGTTCAACGCCGGTGACCTGGTGACCTCCGACGCTTCGGGCAAGGCAGTGAAGTACACGGGCGCGACGGTCTTCACGGGCACGCCGTACACCGTTTCAGGGAGCCAGGTGCTTGGGGTAGCTCTTCAGGCAGGCGCTGCTGGTTCTGACACCGCAATCCTGTTCAACCCGTCCGGGTTGGCCGCAACAGGCGACTAAGGGAAAGGAGCTGAGATAAATGGCAGAACCTACCCTTAGTGCTGTACACGTAAACCGCCCGCTGACCAACATCAGCCAGGCGTACATGCAGGACTCGACCGACTACATCGCGGACAAGATTTTCCCGGTGGTGCCGGTTCAGAAGCAGTCCGATCGTTACTTCATCTACACGAAGGGCGACTGGTTCCGCGACGAGGCAACGGAGCGTGCTCCGGGCACCGAGTCGGCTGGCGGTGGCTATTCGCTGGACAACACCCCGACGTATTACGCGCCGGTGTATGCGTTCAGCGTTGACGTTGACCCCCAGATCAGGGCCAACTCGGATGACCCGCTGAATGCGGACAGGGACGCAACCCTGTTCATCACGCAGCGGATCATGCTGAAGCGGGAGATCCTTGTTCAGAACACCGTCATGGCTACCTCGACGTGGACGGGTTCCTCGACGGGTGGCGACATTACGCCGTCGCCCCAGTGGAACCTCGCGAACTCCACGCCGCTGGAAGACATTGAGGCCCAGATTTGGGCGATCAAGCAGACCACGGCGAAGTTCCCGAACAAGTTCATTCTCGGCCCGCGTGTGTGGGAAGTTCTCAAGAACCACGACGAGATCGTTCAGCGCATCAAGTACACCCAGCGCGGTGTGGTTACGACCGACCTGCTGGCTTCGCTGATCGCCCCGCCTGGAGTGGACAATTTCCAGGTGATGGTCGGCGCTGCCATTCAGAACACGGCGAACCAGGGTGCGGCTGACAACTTCCAGTTCATCACTCCGACGAAGGACTGTCTGCTGCTCTATGCGGAGCCGCAGCCGGGAATCATGGTTCCGTCGGCTGGCTACATCTTCACCTGGGTTGGTTTGCTCGGCTCCGGGTCGTTCGGCTCAAGGATCTCGCAGATCCCGATGCCGTGGCTTGGGATCGGCACCGTCCGGACTGAGGCTGAGCTTGCCTTCGCCGTGAAGATCGTCGGCGCTGACCTGGGCGCGTATTTCCATAACGCGGTGTCTGCGTAAGCTGGTAGCGGGGGGTAAGGTGGGGGCGGGCAACCGCCCCCACTAGACCAGGAGGAACGCCAAATGCTTTCGCAATCACAGCGGGAAAGGAACTTGGACAGGTTGGAGATTCAGTATTCGTTCATTGCCATTTGGCCGCTCGATGTTGAGCATCCGATTGGCTCCGGTCAGGTTGTGCATTACGAACCCGGCGATATCGTCCCTGCTGGTGAATGGGGAGCAGCTGCACATAATTTGATGGAGATGGGCAGGATCGAGCGGCTGGCGGTTAATGTCGCTTCCCTGCAGGAGGTTCAACAGGCAGCAGAGGTTGATGAAGTAGTTGAGTACCCAGTTCATGTTGGTGCTGGTTGGTATCTGCTTTCCAACGGGGAGCGGATCCGCACGAAGGCTTTGGCAGAGCAGGCCCAAAAAGAACTAGGAGAATGAAATGAGCGGTTTCGCTGAGGAATACCCGAATCAGTTCCTGGGCCTCGACACAGCTCAGAACACGAACTCGGGTGCTGTGAATGTTTTCGGATCACCGGTTCAGCTTGCAACGAACCAGGGTGCTGTCGGCATCGTTGTGAACTCCGGGGCTGGTGTGCCTGCCATCGGCGGCAACGTCGGTGACGCCTACTTCCGCACCGACTTTTCGGGTGCGAACACCTGGCTGTATCAGTGCACCGTCGCTGGCGCTGCTGGGGCCGCGACCTGGGTGGGCAAGGTTTAAGTTGGCGACTACTGCCGGGCAGGTTGCTGTCACTTCGGCTGCGGGGGGCACGCTGATCGTGGCTGCCCCCAACGCCAACTACGGGCAGGAGCAGGGAGGCTATCTGCTGTCGAACCGTGACGTTGCTCTGTCGAACAGCTCCGGAGCGATCGTGTATTTGGGGCCGCAGGGTGTGACGACTTCGACCGGCTATCCGTTGGCGACCTCGACGACGTTGAAGATTCAGCTGCACATCGACGAGGCGATCTACGGGATCGTTGCTTCGACCGGCTCGACAGTTTCCTTTCTCGCTTCCGGGAGTTAATCCGTGACTGGTAAGCCGCGCTGGTGGTATCCAGACCAGCAGTTTGGCTACCGCATTGCTGACGACGGCACCGTTGAGATTTTCTCGCTCAACGGTGTTGTGTCGTTGGCGATCCTGACCGACGGCACCCTGGAAGG